ATACTCATAATCATAAGTTGAAAATTTTAACGTGGGATCAAGTGATATGAAAAATGGTGTATGAACGCCATACTCATAGAAGAAGGCCTCTAAAAGAACTCTATCTGCATCGGGCAAGTGTGATAAACTCACACCACTAAAACTCATATACTTCTGCTTTTCATCGAAATATTTGGTGCCGTCAACGGACACCGCTTGTGCTGATCTATCGATATAGCGCTTTGAAAAGCCTCTGTTGATATCCCTATTCACATCTACATGGTCGCCTAAATACATAAAACCTATTTCGTTTTGTGTCCCATTTGCTGAATCATCAACATCTAAGCGCCAATACCTATAACCCCCACCTGCATTATCGATATTCAAAAACATACCGAACTCGCTTGGCGTGATCGTTGCTGAGAATGGTGGTGAACCCCAACTTGAAGGCACGTTGTTAGCTTTGAGGGTTATCGTTGCAACCTCTGAGACAGTAAAAGGAGCTTGTATCTTACCTATAGCACCGAAAAATGAAATAGGCGATTGTACACCAAAATCCCATTCTATATTCCAAACATTAGTGCCATCAGGCTTGTATAAACGGCTCCTAATAGAATCAAAGGCACTTGTGAAGGGATAATCAGAGTCTTCACTCGACACAGTTGAATTTGCAGAAGTGATATACTGGTTGTCCATAAATTTTATGTAGCTATCAATTGCCATCAAGCAAGTCTCCTGTTGTCCTTGTTTAGCTCTAGTATTATGTCAGCAAAGGCACTATCATTTAATTGCAGTGTAGCATTAACTTGAATAGGCTGTTGAGTTGCTGCAAGTATTTTATTTAAAGTATCCTGCTGGCTATTTATATCGATGCCTAGCGCCGACTGTTGGTCTTTATTAAGCACTACCTCACCACTTGTGAGATTTGCCGGGAATGAATCATTAGGAAAGCCCGAAGGTATAACGCCGCCGTCTGCAAAGCCGAGCCGTTTAAAAGCGCCCTTTGCTCCCTCGCCTACCTCACCTAGAAAGCCGCCTATCTTTTTACCACCGCCCTCTGTTTTAAATGCTCCCTGTATTTGTTCAACAAGCTTAGCTATAAAATCTGCTGCACCTTTTAGTATGCCTGCTACAAACTTCGTAGGAAGCTCTATAAGCTTTTTATTGAACTCTTTAAACTTGTCAAAAATCTTAGTAAAGTTTTCAGCAAAATCACCTCCGATAACTTTACCAATACCGTTGAACAAGCCTTTTATTATGCCGAAAAGTATTGAGGGAAGCTTTGCTATAAGCTTAATTATGCCTTGTGCAAATATAACAATAAGAGGTGGAATTGCAGCCGCCAAAGTTTCAAAAATTTGTGGTAATGCTTCAATTATGGCCTCAATTATGTCAGGGAGCGCCTCGATTATAGCGTCAATTATATCAGGTAACGCCTCGACTATGCCGTCAATTATAGCCGGGATATTATCAATTAGATTTTGAACAAAAGCTACTAGCGCTTCGGGATCTTTTGCTAGTTCTATTATGCCTGATATAAACTTGCCTGCACCTTCAGAAAAGATACCAACTACCCCACCGACCGCACCTGCCAAGGTTTTTACGCCTGCATCTTTTGCGGTTTTTTGAATGCCTTCTTCTGCTTTTTCTCTGTCCTTGCTTAGCTTCTTAAGATTTTCTTTCTCAGTAGCGAGTTTTTCTTTTGCTGCCTTTTGTTCTTCTTTTGTTTTTGCATCAAGAAGCTCTTTTTGTGCTGCCTTAACCTTATCGCCTTGACCGCCTATTGATTCATTAAGTTCTTTTACTTTATCAAGCCCTGTTCTTGTTGCCTCTGCTCCCGATGAAAATGTTGATAGCATTGCATTTGCAGCATTCGATACCGCACTACCTATGACTCCTATAGATGATTGCAGCCATTCAGGAATACTAGCAACAACGCTTTGCATGACAGTGCCTGATCGAGTTATCATGCCTTCAATAGCTGCATTTGCAGCACTTAAAGCGCCACTAAATGTGAATTGCTTTTGTTTATCACCTCCGCCGCCGCCACTAGATGCCTTCGCAGCACCTTTCACCTTAGTTATAGCTGAAGCCGTTTCAAGCAAGTTTTTATTTATGTCTGCAACAAATTGTGATAACGCCGAGCCTTGCGTCGTCTGGGTTATTGTATCGCCTATCTTTTTGACCGACTCAACAACCTCATCGCTTTTATTTGCAATACTTGCCAGAAACTCATCTTGAACAATTCCCATTTCTTCGTAGGCTATCGTCGCCTCTTGAACTTCCTTACTTGTATCAGCAAAGATTCCCTTGAGTTTTAGATACCCAATTTGAGTTTGTATCGCTAATCTAGATATCGTAGCGATTGCAAGCCCTACACCATCAGCAACAGCGGTGAAACCGTTTAATGCTATTGACGCCGATTCAATGGTAGTTACAAAAGCCTTTTCAATCCACAACGCTACTTTAGGTAATAGGTCAAGTAGTTTTGTCAATCCTTTTTGAAGTGCTCCAGTTAGGTTATCTGTCAAACCTTTTTTGTTTTTTTGTATAAAACTTATTGTCGCTTTTGCAATTGCTTTAAATATGGGCAAAAACTTCTTACCTAATTCGCCTGCAAATAGTGAGAAATTATCTTTAAGAGTTGAAATCACACCTGCCAATGTCTCTGATTTATCTATCATCGATTTGTAGAATATGCCGCCCTCTTTAGATAGAGATTTGAAAGCCTTTTCAAATGTAGCAAAATCGACCTTACCTTTAGAAACAAAATCTTTTACCGATTCTTCGGCTATTCCCATGGTTTTGGCAAGCGCTGGACCTATTGGTATTGCACGCTCCTGGAACTGGAGCATTCTCTCCCCAGTTAGCTTTCCGGAAGCGGATACCTGGCCGAATATTAAAGAAACATCGCCTAATGCAGCGCCTGATCCAGCGGCAACATCACCAATTGCCTGAAGCTTATCAGTGATTTTATCCGCCTCAAATCCAAAGGCAATAAGCTGTTTAGCACTTCTTGCAATCCCTTCGAGCTGAAATGGTGTTGTAGCTGCAAATTTCTGAAGCTGTTCCATAACATCCGCAGCCTTCTCAGCCGATCCGGTCATGGTTGTCATTTCAGTTGTGAGCGTTTCGATTAGGATGGTATTTTCTGCAACAACATCAAATAATGCACCTGCTGCACTGGCTATGGCCTTAAACCCTCCTACTACAGCTTGAGCGCCTAGCACTCCTTTAAAAGTTGACCATGCTTGTGAAGTTTGTTTAGCGCCTTTGGCTAGTGTCTTACTTGTTGCTGCGCCTGCTTTTTGGAGTTTTTCAAAGGCTTGTAATGCCTCTTTAGAATCAACATCTATTTCAAGTGTGATCGTATTAGCCATTACAAGCCCTTTCGATTATTTTTTCTTCTTCATTTCTTCGCTCTGCATTTTATCGACTGTCTCATCGATGGTCAAAAAGATATCAGCTTTCACATAGGGCAGGCTATCAAATGAGCTGGTAAAACCTATTCTCTTTAATCGCCTTCTTAACAAGTACTCGACTACAAACGGGGTAAACTCATGACTATTTTGATCACCCCAAAATGCTGCCCTTGTTGCCCTGCGTGTCAGCTCTTGGGCTTTTTTGATTCATCGGCTCCCAAGCCCATTATGCACTTAGTAGCACAATCCATCATAACAGCCTGACAGTTTGCATCATCATCCAAATCATCGTAGCTTTTATATTTCTTAGTGCCTTTTTCAAGAGCAACCTCAACATAAAAATCCTTTGATGCCTTCATAAGTTCTATCATGTTTCTCATAGTCATGAATTTAGAACCTATTTCTTCTTCGCTTATTCCAGTGTCTTTTTTTGCCTTGACTAGTTCCATCATATTTAGATCTAGTTTTTCCATTATCTCAAGTCGCTCAATATTCTTGGCAACTCGCATTTTTACATGGCCTTTGAAGCCCTCTGCTTTAATCTTTAGTTCCATAGTAAGGTATTCCCTTCCCTTAAAATTTTAATTAAACAAAGCTGATATAAATTTCACCCAGACCGCCATCAACGAATGGGACAACTTCGGCCTGAAGCCTAGCTATGCCGTCTTCATTAACAACCTCAAGGCTTGAAATAGTGCAGGTAGGAGCATAAATGCTACCGCATTTTCCAGCGTCCCAGTTGGAGCCATCTGATTTAGTTCCAAAGTTATACAAGAATCTACAAGTATCACCCCTTCTAAATCTAGCAAAGTTCTCAACACAATGCTGCGGTATGATCGCAGTAAAAGTGATAGTAGAGCTTCTGCCTGTTATCAGTGAACCTACTTGTCCTGACTGAGCACAAATATCACCTATGATTGCCTTCTCATCTGCAATGGCAACGCCAACTGAAGAAGGGTTAATACATAGGATATCGCTTGAGTCATCACCAAATAAAACCTCTTGATGTTTTGCTGCAATTGGATCAGCGCCATCATAAACAGGAGTTTGAGGCGATGCCCAACTTAAAACATTATCACTTGTATAAGTTAGTGCGCCATCATCATCAGCAGAAACGGTAAAACCGATCTTATCACCAATTGTATTAGCTGTATTTGCTCCAGTAGACCATAAAAGAGAAAATAGAGCGCCCGCACTTGTAAAAGTAAACTTTCCTGCATCTGTTCCTTTTGAGTTATACACAACTGTATATGTCTGGGCACCGACTGCATTCATTGCTGTCTGTATGGCGCTTGCTAATTCTTCGGGATCAGAGTATTGCTTTGCAGCAACTACAGCGGCAAGTGTTGCAGGCCCGTCTTCTGAGAAATCGATATAAATATCAGAAGCCGTAATATCTATAGGGTTATTGAAAAACTGAATGCCTTCCATTGAAAAGCTACCATTTATCAACTGTCCTGCATCTGCTGTAATGTCATAACCAATAACTCTAGTGCCACTTACTGCCTGATGTAAGCCGCCATTGCCCATATACATGTGAGCGCTTAATGTTGGGTGTCCTACATCAGCAGGTTTATATGTAACACTCTTACCTAGGTTGACGCCTGAAGCTGGGGCTGCGCTAAGATCAAAACCAAGTGTCAGTGCATCAGTAGCAACGCTTTCAACAGGTCTGATTGCATAGCCATTAACGCCATCTTTTATCAGAAGGCTTTCCCCCCTCGCAAATTCTAAACCCTCACCGGCATCGACGTTTAAATCTGTAACTGTAGAAGCTGCAACTGTATCTCTCTCAGTTGATCGAACAGCTTCAGTGCCAAAAAGAGATTTAAGAAAAACCCCTGCATCTGGAGCAACGCCTTCAGTACCGCTATGCTTTAGATAAGAGCTGAAAGATAATGCAGGAGCTGAAACACCTGGGATCGGCTTAGCGATACCAATGGAGCCTGTTAGCTCTACATTTTCTAGACTCTCTCTATTTTCTGTTAGCGAAGCATCGTCTTGAAGTTTCACATAATCAGTTGCTGCGGCTGGATCTAATAAAGTGCCTTCTACCACTTCTTCGATCACTCCTAAAACCGTTGAACTCATATTAATATAAGCCATGTTGTCTCACTCCTTATTCAAAAAATTCTAGTGATATAGATGAGACAACACTAATATTAGACGTGCTATCATCAAAAACATATTCGATTCCTGTATCAGCAAGATACTTGACTGAAGCAACTTGCACGTTGTTTAAATGGTCTGTTGTTTGGAGCTCTTTCCAAATACTTCTAATGTCTTCCATTATTGATTTTTCAATCGCTGCCCTTGCGGCTGGATCAGTTTCATTTGCTGCGTAAAGTCTAGTGAGGCCAATAATAAACCCCCGTCTAGTCGTTAGCTGATCGCAAGTTATAAATCTCTCTGTATTCTCACCATCTGATATGCCTAATGCATAGCCTTGCCCTAATCTAAGAGAATCATTATTCGTGAGGTCATATGGATCTGATAGCCTCACATATTCAGGTAACTTTGCTTCGATAAGCGAAACCAGGCCATCATATATTAGTGAAAAATTTCCCATTACCTGCCCATCATTCTGTGTGTTATCTCTTGCTCCACTCTAT